GCTTGCAAGTTATTTAAGGGAACAAGGCTGGCAGAAGGCTAGGCGCACCCAGCAGTACGCAGGTAATCCAGAGGGCGGTAGCGGGGATGTGGTTTGCGATAATTTCCCATTCCACATTGAGGGTAAGCGTTGCCAGCAGATTAAACCAGAACAGTGGATGGCGCAGGCGAAGTCTGATTGTCCTGCAAGCAAAATCCCATCTGTATTCTTTCGGCGCAACGGAGAGAAGAAATGGCTGGTCATCCTTCAGGCCGATGACGTTTGCGAGATTGCGCGTCATATCGCCCCTCCAAACTTAAAGATTGACCTGGTTTACCCGCCACCTTATGCCACCACTGTAGCCCAAGGCATTTCAATACCTTCACCTCAAATAAACCAACAACCAACCATCAATAAAGGAGACATGCAATGAGCCTAACAATCAGCGCAACTGAATCAAAAGGCGGAGATCGCCAACTACCCGAAGCAGGAGCCACCACTGGAGTTTGTTTCTCCATCGTGGATCTCGGCACGCAGAAAACAAATTGGGACGGAGAAGAGAAGTGGACCCCCAAGGTTCGCCTTTCCTTCGAGCTTCCAGAGCAAACCATTGAAGGCGAAGTGACCGAGAACGGCAAGACCACCAAAGTCACCAAGCCTATGATCGTCAGCATGGAGTTGACCCGCTCTCTTGGCGAACGTGCAACCCTACGCAAGCACCTTGAGACTTGGCGCGGGCAGGCGTTTACCAGCAAGGAACTTGCTTCCTTTAACTTAAAGAATCTCTTGGGCAAAGCCGCAATGCTTACGCTGGTTAATAAGACAAGCCAAGCTGGGCGCGAGTATTGTTCAATTCAAGGCTTGGCCAAATTGCCCAAGTCAGTCAAGGCACCGACCACAACCGAGAACGATCAGGTGTTCTATGAGATCGAAGAATGCAAAGGTGGTGCGTTTGCAAACATGCCAGAATGGTTGCAGGGCAAGATTCTTGAAAGCAAGGAGTTGTCCGGTGCGGCCAGCGCACCGCAGGGTAAGGTTAGCCCTGTTGACAACAAAGATGTAGACGGCAACTCGATGCCATTCTAATGGCACTCACACTAACAATTGAGGATGGCAAACTCCATCTAGATGGCAAAAAGTTTGTAACCAAACTGGTTAAGACTGAAGATGCAGGCCATTGGTATACAGAGGCAGGTTGTTCTGCTCATATCATGGTTGGCAAGAATGGAGTTGAGCGTAACACCACAGTTGCCGATGCGCGTAAGATGGGGTTACTCCCATCGGTTACCAGCGTGCTTGGCATTATGGACAAGCCACAACTAACCGCATGGAAGATCGAGCAGGCTATCATGGCATCGCTCACTCTTCCGAAGGAGGATGGTGAAACACTCGAAGATTACGCAAAGAGAGTTGTCAAAGATTCAAAGCAAGCTACGACAAAAGCGGCAGAGCACGGAACCCGCATGCATGAGCAAGCAGAGAATATCCTTATGGGACGTGCTTGTTGCAAGGACGAAGACCTCCAGCCCTATATCAAGACGTTCAGAGAGTGGGCTGATGACAACGTTGAGAAAACCCACTGGTGCGAGAAAGCATTGGTCGGTCCTGGTTACGCTGGAAGGTGCGATGCCTACGTCCGGTTAAAAGGGATTGGGGACGCTATCATCGACCTTAAGAATAGGAAGGTGAATCCAAAATACGATCCGTTCTATGACTCCGATTGCGCCCAACTATGGGCCTATAAATACGCATCAGATAATCCGAAATGCGCTTGCGTTTCGGTGGTCTTGGCTGCAAATGATCCAGAGACATTGGTGATCCATCGCTGGTCAGAGGATGAGTTGTACGAGGCAGGTATTGCCTTCCAAGCCATGCTCAAGGTTTGGGCATGGTCCAAGAAATACAATCCGCCAGGGATGAAGTTGTAATGGATAACCCTCCCACAATCGAAGAGATGGGTAACGCTGCCTCCGAGATTGTGTGGAGGGTGATGGGCAATGGGTCCGCCAAGTCTGCGTATGGTGAATGGTTTTGGAAGGATAAGCCCACATACGATTACCATATCACCCGCTGCATCAAGCACGCAGTCACTGCACAGCAGCAGATTCACCTAAACCATCCAAACCCAGACGAGGCCGGAGAGAATGCGCTTGACCACCTAGAACGATCAGTGGTAAGAGCATTGTTTGCGTGGGTTCAATTAAAGAAAGGACTACCTAGACTATGAGATGGATCAAGAAAGAATATGATGAAGACGGAAGGCCGTGGTGGAATATTTACATAGACGAAGTTGGGGAAGGAAACGAAGAAGACTTGGAACATTATGAAAGATACCCAACCAGAAAAGAGGCAATAGAAAATTGTGGGAATATCACTTGGGAAGATTACGATTGCAGCGATAAATGAAGCTTGCGCTTTCTTGGTTGCTCTACCACATCGGAGACATTCTTAGCTATGGCGTGTCGCGTTATGGCTATGGTTATTCGTTGTACAATAAAATAATGCTTCTCAGCAGCGATCTGGACGATAAGGGAGTGATATGGAAGTACGTTAAATGAAGAAAGCATTGGTCACGCAAGCATTCGGAGACAAGTGGCACAAGGTGCTGGAGCTAACCAAGCCGCGCATGGAATCCTACTGCCAACGGCACAAGATTGATCTTATTACTTTCGAGAAGCCGCTTGTCGAGCCGGTGCAGTACAGCAAGCTGGCCATAGGCAATATTATAGCAACGAAGGGATACGAGCAGGTTACGTTTCTGGATTGTGACGTTCTGGTGGCAGAAGATTGCGATGATATTGGTGCATTGCTGGAACCGGACTGCACTTTCATGGCACTGGATGAGGGGTCGTATTTAGACCGCAAGCCTGGGTTACGTGGGTTGGCTGATGCCTTTGGATTCGTCCCAGGATGGCAGCCTAGCTTCTACTATAACACAGGCGTATTCGTCATCACACCCAAGGCTGTAGGCGCACTATCACAGCCTCCGATTGGACTATTCCCAAATCACTTTGCAGAGCAGACTTGGATGAATCTACAACTACACCTATGGTCCACGGCCACATGCACCATAGATCCGATTTATAACTGCATGACAAGCGTGGAAGAACACTTTGGGTTGGATCGCTACAAGGATGCGATGATTATCCATTACGCAGGGCAGTCAAATGACATGGTTCAACTATTGACCAGCATCCAGTATGATGATGCAAAACTGAAAGGACTTGGTCGATGACTCCAGTGCGAGTCCAGCGGGAGGAAGGCAAGTGGCGTGTGACCACGATGGCTGGAAATCCGATTGGACCTCGCTTGTGGGGTGCTGTTCCTCCAAATGGGTTGCCATCCATCGATGATTTGTTTGAGGATAAAGCCAAGGCGCAGGACGCAGCCGATCTTTGGAATGCCTACGCCATGTGGTGCCAAGAACGCAGCGGGAAGCGGAAGCGCAGATGATTTCAGCACAATTCACCAGAGGAGATGAAGATGACCGAATCAAACAACTTGCAGGAGAAGTCGCCATCCGAGCCATGCAAGACATCAAGCTTCTACAGCGCAGAGGTGTGCTGGATGGACTCAGGCTCACCAAGAACCGCATTGGTAAACTTTCGGATTGCAACTGCTATCGGGACGCTAAGGAAGTCAGGTCACTTGTCCGCGACATCAAGAATGGGACTGTATTATTCTGGTGCAAGGTTGCCGGAGTCAGGATTGATCAAGCCACGCTGAACAGGGTCATTAAAAGAGGCATAGGAAATGTTAACTGAATATGCAAAATTTGCGCTTGACTGCATTACGCAGATTGGAATCATGGTCGTGTTATGCGGAATAACGACAGCAATCATAGCGTTTCTGGGGGGCTTTCTATTCTGGCTCTTGGACCGCGCAAGAAAGGAGAAGTCAACATGGATGGATTAGGTAAGATTCAAATCCTTGCAGAGCGCAAGGTGGAGATGGTTGAACTGGACATCGAGGTTGACGATAAGACAAGAGATACAGTTTGTCATGCCGCATTGCGCGAGATAACAAGCGATGGCGATGCGTTGTTTAACTACGGATTTAATCAAGCAATAAAGCGATTCATTCAAACTAAAGGAAAGAAATGCACACCCAAGAAAAGTTCAAACAAAAAACGCTCACGGCGGTAACTGTACCGAAAGTATTAACCTCCTCGCAATGCGAGTTGGTGATTCACGATGCCAGCGCAATCGGGATGAAGCGCGCTCCGGTACTGTCAAAGGATGGAAGAAGTGTAAGAAGCTGGAATCGTACTTGCGATTCGTGTTGGGTGCCGAAGTCTGACCTATTCAAATGGCTTTACAACTATGTGGCCGCCGTCACAGACGAAATTAACAACGAACATTATCAGTTTGATATTACCGACATGCAACAGTTGCAGGTCTTGCGCTACCGCCCAGGGCAATGGTTTAGGTGGCACTTTGATGCCATCGAGACTGAGGGCGACATCCGCAAGATGACGATGGTGATTAACCTATCCAAGCCAAGCGATTATTTTGTTGGAGGCTTACAAGTGGATGGAAACTGGCACAACGTAAACCAAGCAAGCGATCAAGGCGCGGCCACCTTCTTCCCATCTTGGATGAAGCACTGCGCTAAGGCTCCGATCTATGGAACGCGGTGGGTGCTGGTGGCTTGGATCACGGGACCGCAATGGCGATGAACGATTGGTTGGTTTATTCGACATGGCTTGTGATATTGGCCGTGGTATACACGTCATACGGAAATCACAAATGATCCAGCTTAACCCAGAGCTTTGGATGATGACACCGAAGGGAGAGGGATTGGCGTTCTTGGTTACGGACTACGGAATGGATCATAACAAAATATTGACCATCATGCTTAACTCAGGTGAGATTTTGGATTTTGATATTAAGGACTGCCGCAGGTGCGAGAACCCGTCTTTTTGTATTGACGCTCCAAACCAACCGAGGCCACACTATGCCCAAGCAAAATGAACCGGACACAACCCAAGACGTTTTTATTGATGGTCGCAAGGTCGGAGGAGGGAACTGGATCGTGTGCATGGATGCAACTCCAGAAACTTCGGCAGTCTATTATTGGATCAACGGGTACACCTACTGCTCATTCCTATCCGAGGTCAAATGTATCACGAAGAAATAGACAGGCGACACGTCAAGGCACTGGAGCAACTTCTATCCGAAAGCCAGTGCATACCAGGAAAGTTAATGGGAGAGGATGCTGGCCATCTGGCTTATATTATGAATCAGATGCTGTACGACAAATTTCATGGACACGGTTGGGAGTTGGATCTTCTAACCGGTAGATTCGTGAGAAAAACAGGAGAATAGTATATGCTCGGAAAAGACATTGGTAAGAACATCAAGGAACTGCGCGCTGATAATATGAAGAAAGGCAAAGCTCGCGGTGCTGGCGGTACGCCTCGCAGCGAGAAGCAGATCCTAGCCATCGCACTGCGCTCGGCTGGGGTAAAGCCCAAGGCCGGTGGCCGCAAGTTTCGCATGATGGGCAAATGATCGTAACGGAGACGCAAAGGCTGACGTGGCAACGTGACGTTCTTAATGAGGCCAGAAGACTTCTGGTCAATTTAAGGCGTGACGTTGGCCACGGTCAGGCCATAGAAATCAATAACATCATCGCGCAGATTGATTCTGCAATGGTGATTGCATGGGAATTGATTGGAAAAGGAATAAAAACCAATGAAACTCTGGACCAATAATACAAACCAAATCCACAAGGTTGACGATAACCTGCTCCACACCCGCAACACTTATGTGCTGCCGGACGAACTGACCGGACCTACCTGGGACGATTCCATACCTTGCCCACACAAGATCAAGCCTTACTACCCAGGCCGCGCTACCGGCGGGGCCACAGCAGTCTACCGCGCTGGAGCAATCGGGGATGCGGTTATAGCAACGGCCTTCGTACATTACCTAGTCCAAGAGTCCGGCGGAGTGGTGGATGTCTACGCGCCAGCACGCAACCTTCCGCTCTACGCTGGACTAGGTGCCAAGCTTTACCCATTGCCTTGCACGCTGGAGGCGTTTGATAGTTACGATGCCCACCTGCCAACGGACGACCTGTTCAGCGGTCAGGTTGGGAATACCAAGCTAGGAACAGGCGGGGGCAACTGCTATGACCGAATCTATGCCTGGATGAATGCTGGTGATGTAGATCCAAAGTACAAACGTCCGCACCTATACCTCATCGACCCAGATCACAACGAACTTAAAGAGCTAGGCAAGTGGCCGCTGCCAAAGCAGTTCTTCGCCTATCATGTCAGCAGTTCTGGACCCACACGCACCTACCCACCAGCGATGGGGCAGGAAGCGGTGCTGGCGTTGCTTGAGGCGCACCCCAACCATCACGCTGTCATCATTGGCCTAGACAACTCCAACAACTTCAAAGTGGATCATCCCAGGGTGATCGACCTATTCAACACGACCAAGGCTATCCGCTCGCTCTTCCCAGTAATCGCCAACGCAGACTTCGTTGTGGCACCGGACAGCAGTATCAACCACATTGCAGCGGGGCTTGACACGGCTTGCGTGTCGCTGTGGGGGAGTTACGACCCGCAAGATCGAACGACCTATTACCCAAAGAACGTGTCGGTGTTCAAACCAGATACCTGCCCACATGCACCGTGTCGCCCACATGCGGGCTTACCGCAGGCGAAGTGCAAGGATGCGAGCAACAAGACACCGAAGACTCAGATGTGGTGTAATGCGCTCCGCAATATCACGGCGCAGGATATTGTTGATGCTTCTATGAAGGCACTGGAGTTGGAGGATAAAAGTCAAGAAACCAAATAACCAATGCCGGAGTGGAGCGCAGAGAGATTCTGCGACCGGGCTGCTCCTAGTGTGTTCCCCGCTTGTATCACCGGCATGAGTTTGTATGATCGACAACCAACGCAAAGCTGAAGAGATCGTGGGGTCAGTGGATTGGCAGTCAGCCAATCACGGCCTATGCAAATGCCCAGGGGAAGCAACCCACACAAGCCATACCAGGTTGCGCGATACCACGGTATTCATAGACGGCGTACCTACGATCTTCTGCTGGCACACCTCATGCGTGGCTTATAGGGAAGAGGCCAACCGCAGGCTACGCCGCGCCATCCTCAAGGACTTTGCCTTAACTGCTCCTATGTCCAGGGGTACATCCATACCAACACCCTTGGTAATCGAGAAAGATCCTGAGTCCGAGATCCTAGACCGCATCAAGACCATCGCGGAATCCAATAAGAAGCGATACTTGAACCATTACGCTTGGGACCCAGCAGATATGGCAGAAGAGAGTCCTGTGCGGCTGGAGACCCCACAGGAGCAATACCAGGCATTCCTATCGCTGTTTAATGATGCCGACAATCTGTGGATTGGTAACATCACTGACAGCGGAAGGCATCCGCAGAACTTCCGGCTTGCGGAAGAA